AGAATCCTCATATACTAGAGGATATGGATTACTTTCGTCCTGCTGCTAAGCACTTTGAAGAGTTTGGGTGTTATACTAAATTCCAAAAGAACAGGGATCCAGACTCTGATTACATGAAGTTCTGGAAGGAAGAAAGAAGGAGATGCTTAGAGGGTTATGTTAGGGAGTCAGACGGAGAGTGGATACCAGGATATCTTTACTACTACTGGAACTATGGTAGAGTACTCATTAAGATAAAAACAGGTAGAAATACAGCACGAGAGGAGGAAGCATTTCCAAAGATATATGATAGTCACTACTGGTGGTTTCACTACATTGAGAGAGCTGAAACTCTAGGGTTGTTTGGAAATAACTTAAAGAAACGACGCTGGGGATATTCCTATATAATAAGTGCAATGTTCTGTAGGAACTACTATCATATTCCCCTATCAAAGAGTTATCTCATTGCTTACCAGAAGGAGTATATGTATAAGGATGGTACAATGAATAAGTTTAAATTTCAGGCATCCTTTGCTGAAAAACATACTCCATTTGCAAGTCCACGATTGGTTGACCTACTACCACATACTAAGGCTGGATGGAAGGATAATGGAATTGATAGAGGAAGATTAAGTGAGGTTATTGGGGTAACATGTAAGGATGACCCAGATAAGGCAAGAGGTAAAGCTGGTAAACTGTTGGCTTTTGAAGAGTCTGGAATATTTCCACAGTTAGAAAAAGCTTGGACAGTTGCTGAGGAATCTGTGAAACAGGGGGATCTTGTTTATGGATTTATGCTAGCAGGGGGGACTGGTGGAACAGAGGGAGCAGACTTCTCTACAGCAGAGAAAATGTTTTATGGACCAGAAGCATTTAACATTCTTCCATTGAAAAATGTATATAGTAAAACTAATGGCAGGGGAATCTGCTCATTCTTTGTTCCAGGATATGTTTCTTATGAGGGATGCTATGATGAAAATGGTAATTCTGATGTAATCAAGGCTCTTGTAAAAATTCTAAGAGAAAGACAAAAGATTAGGCTATCAAGCAAGGATAGTCTTAGGTTAATTGGTAAGAAGGCTGAAATTCCTGTTACTCCAGAAGAAGCAGTTCTTAGAACTGAAGGTAATGCATTTCCTGTTCTTGAAATTAAAGAATACCTATCAAATATTTATCCAGTAATGGCTTCTTTTACTGCACAGCATTACACAGGAGATTTAATAGTTGCTACTGGGGGAAGTATTGAATTCAAGAATAGAGCAGATGCATACCCAATAAGAAATTACCCACTAAAACCAGACCAGGACCCTGTTGGTGCTTTGGAAGTTTATGAACTTCCTATATCAGGTAACACAGACCCATTTAGATATATAATTGGAGTTGACCCAATAGAGAATGATGAAACTAAGTACTCAGTATCACTTGCTTCAATGATTGTTTTTGATAGGTTTACTAGAAGAATTGTAGCTGAGTATACTGGTAGGCCACAGTTTGTAGATGACTTCTATGAGTTGGTTTACAAAACTTCCCTGTTCTATAATGCAACTATTATGTATGAAAATCAGAAGAAGGGTCTATATGCCTACTTCCACAATGTTAAGAAGGCTGATTTTCTACTTGCGGATTATCCACAGCATTTAAAGGATAAGTCCGACATGCGGGGTAGAGTTCTTTATGGAAATACTGCAAAGGGATTTAGCTCTACTCCAGAAATAAAGGCATATGGAAGGAGACTACAAATCACTTGGATGTTGTCCCCTGCAGTTGGTGCTGCAGCAACTACTATAACTGACCCAGAGGAAAGTGGAAATGAAATACAAGCAATACAAACTGAACTTAACCTTCATAAAATTAGATCAATTGGATATCTTGAAGAAGCAAGTCAGTGGCATCCAGATGGTAACTTTGACCGAGTAGATGCAATGACTGCTGTAATGATATTTGACAGGGAACTTGCAACATATGAAGATTTGGGTCAGGTTAGAACTGCTAAAAGTGGTTCTGCTAAAGTAAAGGATTCATTTTTTGAAAAGGTATATGGTAATAAAAATAATAAGTTTGGTTATAAGCCATTTAATATTATTTAAACTTAAATTTTGTAATTATACTATAGGTAATAATTTTGTAAATTCAATATGAGGCTATGGCATTAGAAACTTATAGTGGAGGATTCCCAAGACAAAAAAGAACTGCTGCAGAGAAAAATGAGAATTTCTTTAAGGAATGTATTGAAGCTGCAGTAGGAATGGCTCAGAGAATGGATAGCATTCAAACTTCTTTAGGGGTTAGGTCCTCTAAGAAGGAAAAAATTGTATGCTATAATCTATATGATGATATTGTGGATAAAAAAGAAGTTGAACTTACCTTAGACCCATTAGGAATATTCAACACTGACAAGTTTCCTACCACCTATAGGAACTATCCACTTGTAAATCCAAATATTAATCTTCTCTGTGGGGAGGAAAGAAGGAGGCCCTACAATCCTGTTGTTACTGTGATAAATGGAGATGCTGTAACTTCTAAGTTAGAGCAGAAAAAGGAACTATTTACTCAATGGTATGTTGAGCAGTTACAGCGGAACATACAGGATGAAGAGAAGTTAAAAATGGAACTTGAGAAGTTCAGCCGATTTATAAACTACTCTTGGAAGGACTTGCGGGAAAGAATGGGTACCCAGCTATTAAACTACCTATGTAAAACACTTGACTTACCGCAGGAATTTAGTAGGGGCTTTAAGGATTTACTTATTACTGGGGAAGAAATATATACAGTAGAAATAGAAGGTGGGAATCCTGTACTGCGTAGGGTTGATCCTACTAATGTTACAGTTATTAGGGGTAGTTTAAGTTGGAAAATTGAAGATGCTGATATTATTGTAGAGGATGCCTATCTAAGTGTTGGAAAGGTATTGGATAGGTACTATGAATATTTAACTCCACAGCAAATTTCAGATATTGAGAATGGTTATGCTACAGTAAGAACTGGAACTAAAATGCTGGTTCCTGAAATTCCTACCCAGTCCCTTCCTAATATAGAGTTCATAGACCTAACCAATATGGGCTCTGCGGATATAAATAAGTTTTACAATCTTATAGATGGATATTATGACGCTGAGGGGAACATCAGGGTAACCAGAGTACTGTGGAAAGGAATGAGAAAAGTAAACATAGTATATAGTTTTGATGAGGATGGGCAACTTGTAAAGGATATAATGCCAGAACAGTATAAGCCTAACAAGGAAATGGGGGAACAGGTAAAAGAGGCCTGGATTAATGAGTGGTACGAAGGGATTAGAATAGGAAAGGATATTTACATAAAAATGGGTCCATGTGAATTACAAATTCGGGACCTTGATAACCCTTCTAAAGTATACCCGCCTTTTGTAGGTTCTATAGTTCAAACTGGAAAAGGAACTAGCAAGGGATTAATGGGGATAGCTAAGGAGTGGCAGTACTTATGGAATACCTTTATGTATAAATTAAAACTCGCCTATGCAAAAGATTATGGTAAAATTGGATTTCTGCCACTCCACCTATTTCCAGATGGATGGTCCATGGACCAGATATACTTCTGGGGAACACAACTAGGATTGTTACCACTAGATGCATTTAATGCTGGACAGGAGGGATTTGCTAAAGGTAAACTTGCTGGTACAATGAGTGGAATACCTACTCATATGGACTTATCTAATCAACAGCAAATTCAATCCTATATTGCCATGCTTGCTTTTATTAAGGAACAGGTAGATAATTTAACTGGTATAACCCCACAACGCAAGGGTGCTATTAGTAGTAGTGAAACTGTTGGTGGTATTGAACGTTCAGTTTTACAGTCAAGCAATATAACAGAGGAATGGTTTTCAATACATGATAACACAAAGACACGAGCACTAAGACTTTTACTTGAAGCTGCTAAGATTGCTTATGAGGGAAAGAGTTTTGTAAAGGAATTTATTCTTGATGAAGGAACTAAGGGAGTTCTTGAATTTGACTATAACATATATAAAGAAGCTTGTTATGGTGTGGATGTAAGTAATTCTGCGGATGATCAAGCTACTGTTCAGTATCTTAAGAGTCTTGCTGATAGGTTCCTACAGGCTAGTGGTTCATTTGCTCTTGCTGCAGAACTTGTTAGAACTAAAGACCCTGCAACTATTATTAGAACAATTGCTGATTATGAAGCTAAGATGCAGGAGCAGAGGTCTCAGGCAGCACAGGCTCAGCAAGAGGCTGCTCTACAAATAGAACAGCAAAAGATGGAACTTGAAATGATGAAGCTGGAGGTTGAAACAGAGCAAAGAGAATTAGACAGGCAACTTGAAATGTGGAAAGCCCAGGAAGAGAACCAAACTAGAATTACTGTTGCAGAGCTAAATGCATATAGAATGACTGCAAGTCTTGACCAAAATAGTAATGGTATTCCTGATCCAATGGAAATTGCAGATCAAGCTAGAAAGGAAAGGGAACTTCAATTTAAGGAATTTGGTAAGAAAATGGAACAGGAAACTAAGAAGAAGGAAGTGGAGTTTAAGAAACAGGTTGAAGATAAAAAGATTGAGTTGGAAAATAAGAAGTTAGAACTTGAGAAAAAGAAACTGGCACTACAGGAGAAAGCTATGAAGCTCCAGAAGGAAATTCAAAAGAAAAAGGATGAGGCTGCTATGGAACGAGAAAAACTTAAAGCAAAAGTTGCAATACAGAATAAAGTACCAGGGGAGAAGTAATATGAAGTGGTATGATTTAGATGTTAAGGATAGAATAGACCTACTTAAACTTTATAGGAGTTTAGGGTATTCCAGACAGCAGGCAGTTGAAGATTTCAACAATGGTATGCCTATTCTGGCTGAAGGTGGATTTATTCCACAAGAGGAAGAAGAGGGTTCATCCAATCAGGTTTCAATGGAGGAACAGAAAATATCTACTATTGAAGATCTGATACAACAATTATATTTAGGTAAGCAGCAAGAAATAGAGCAGTTAAATCAACAGTTAGGAATGGACCCATATGTTGACCTAGACATTGCTGCCAAACTAGAAGAAGCACATTCACACTTAAATCAATTAAGTCAAGGAATTATTCCAGAGGATATACAGCAACAACTATTTGGAGTTCCTCCTCAGGAATACAGTGATGATACAGAGGATGAAAATTCCCAGTATTGGGATTATCAGGAACAGCAATAATGGAAATTGGTTATAATAGTTTGTAGTATAATCTAATAAAATTTGTTAGAAATAAAAATCTATTTTTATTTTGTGTTGAACTTTAAAAGGCAAAAACTATGAGCAAGGAGCAAATTGAATTAAACTTTGACGAACTGTTTAGTAGCGGGTCAGAATTACTGTTTAGTGATGAACAACCTAAGGGTGGTTCTAACAAAACAGAAGGAGATGAAGCAGGACAAGATTCTGTGAAAGAAGTGAATAACAAGAAAGAAATTAAATTGGTACTTGGCGAAAGTCCAGAAGATCTTCTAGAAGATTCTGATTTATTTTCAGAAGATGCTGAGGACGAAGAACAGGGCAAGACTAAGAAAAAGGAAGAAAAGAAGCCATCTGGTGAGGCTGAAGAAACTCAGAAATCCCCCTCATCTGATGAAATTGATGATGCTGCTTCTGGTTCCTTTGCTCTTGCCTTTGCAAAGTTCCAATTGGATGAGGGGGTAATTTCTGATGTTAATGAAGAGGAGCTTCTTCAGGTAGAAAAAGAGGAAGGATTAAATGGAGCACTTAAGTATTTACTTGAAAAGCAGCGGGAAACTATTTTTGAAGAAGCAAAGAAGATTTATGCTGCTGATAGGGAAGAAGTTGAGGAATACTTTAAACTTAAGGATGCGGGGATAGATCCAGAAACTGCTCAAAAGTTAATGTATGATAGAAAAACTTTTAGTAATATTACTGAAGAGCAACTTGAAGAAGATGACAATTTAAGAGAAAAAATTCTCTACGAGCATTACAAACGTACTACTACATTCAGTGATGCTAAGATTAAGAAGTTAATTGAGAATAGTTTTAATTCTGGTGATGATATTGAGGAAGCAAAAGAAGCACTTAATGAGCTAAAAAAGATAAATGCCAAAGAAATTGAGGAAGCAAAGAAACGAGTTGAGGAGGAAGAAAGGCAGTATAGAGAACAAATTAAACAGGCTCAAGAAAACTTCAAGGAGTTTGTAATGAAGCAGGATGAGTTTTTAGAAGGAATTAAAGTTAATAAGCAGACCAAGGAAAAGATTATTGATATGGTATTAAGGCCTGCTGCAAAGGATGCCAATGGGAATGTTCTTAATGCAATATGGGCTGCTAGATCACAAGACCCTCAGAAGTTTGATGCATACCTTGCTTATCATTTGCTTACTGGAACATTCTGGGGTAAAACTGATAAGATTAAGAAACAAGTTAAAACTGATAAAGTAACAGAACTTGAAAGGTTATGGGCTACTAAAGGTGGAGCACTAAATGGAAGTCCTACAGGTTCAAGTGGTAGTTCAGGAAAAGAATTGATAGAAAAACTTTTTAAATAAACGAAATAAGTATTAACCAATTAAATTTAATAGACTATGCAAATTTTTAGAAATCAAATCTCTGATCCTAAGTACTGGGGAAAATTAACTAGGGAAAGTCACCTAGCTAACCTTGGGTATTCCCAGACTCAGGTATCAAAGACCATTGAACGTCTTGTAGACCTTGAAATTGGGTCTGATAACTTTGTAAATTTTGTAGAACAACTTCCTGTTTATGAACTTAACGAGGAAGGTCCCTACCGTTATGCCCTCCAGGGTCTTGAAGAAAGGAATTTCCCCCTTATCAAGGCTACTATGGATGAGGCAGGTAGTGTTGCTGTAACTGATGCCCACAAAGCTGGGTATAAGGGTAGTAGCTTTTATATGTGGTTTGAGGGTGATCCCTTTGATGTTACTGGTACTCTGACATCAAGTCATCCCGAACAAATTATGCTACGTATTGCTGAGCCTGGAGTTCAGGTTGGTCTTTATACTAGGTATCGTGTACAACTTGTAGATCTTGCAACCAGTGAAAACTTTGTTCCTGCAAGTGAAGTTGCAACTGGAACTAGGTGGGTACAAAATTTTGGTTTGGTAGAACAGGAGTTCTCCATTCGTGGTGTTACAGTATCGCACGGTAGTCACTTTGAACTCCAGAATTCTACCTCAACCATTCGTATTAACTACGAAGTTCCTGGTAATATGATTAATAAGGGAGTAAATGCTCCCCTGATTTGGGAATTTGTATCTGATGATGGTAAGAGGTTTAAAGCTTGGCTACCTAAACTGGAGTATGACTTTAATAAGCAGTTCCGCAGACAGAAAGCCCTGCTAATGCTTTATGGTAAGGCTACTACATTAGGAGATACTCCATCTCTACTAAAGGGTGAATCTGGTAATACCATTAAGGCTGGTCTTGGACTGTATCAGTTCATGAACTCTGGTAATGTTAAGCACTACAATAAATTTGACATTGATAACTTTGCTAAATTTATTCTTGACATTACCTATAATATGGTAGGCCAGAGCAAGCGTAAGATTGTAGTAACCACTGGTGAGTATGGTCTGTATCAGGCTCATAAGTCTCTTAGTGATAAAGCTAAAGGTTATGCTTGGCTACAGTCTGGTCATAACTTTAAGGTTCAGGGTAATACCGTTACTCTAGATGAGGGGCAAATGATGAAGTATGTTTTTGTAAATGGTATTGAAATTAGTTTCATGCTTGACAAGATGAAGGACAATACTGTTTACCATACTATGATGCATCCCTCTGGTGGTCCTGTTACCTCATATATTTATGATATTTATGACTTTGGTACTACTGATGGTAAACCCAATGTTCAGCAGATTAAGGTTAAGGATTATGAGGAACTGTATGCATATATACCTGGTATGCGTGACCCTTATCAGCCTTACAATAATCTGAGCACTCCTCGTATGGCTGCTACTTCTAAGGACGGATATGCTGTATTCAAACAATGGGTTGGTGGTATCCATATGACTAATGTTAAGAAAACTGGACGTTACATTCCAACTATTTATCAACTCTAGTAAATTTTTAGGAATTTTTTGGGGGAAACTGTAAAGTTTCTCCCAAAATTTCCTAAATTTGTAAAACTAAAAATTAATGTTTAATTAAAAGGCAAGAGTATGACAAGAGAAGAAGCTTTGCAAAAAGGATTCCTGAAGCAAAAGACTGTGTACCTAAAATTAATTCCAAAGGCTAATGCTCTTACAAGTGATCCTAAACACGTAGCTTATGGTGGTTTTGATGGGTCTATTAGAGAGTATACAATTGGAGTAGATAAAAGTGGAAGGATGATAAATCCTTTTAGTTCTGATGAGGAAAGAAAGTACTTTGAGAGTGTGGTGAATGCAAACCTGAATGTCTATGATACAAATAATACTTTTTGGGAACAATATACCTATCGAATAATTAAGGATCCAAGTATTATAAAAGTAGGCATTAAGTTTGATTTGTCAGACCCAGCTGATATGCTAGACTATAAGGTACTACTTACTAATAAGCGTCTTGTATGTTCTAGCATTGATGAGTATAAGAGAAATCCAAATCCTTTTTATGAATTAGTATTTGTAGATGAGGACTATGAAGAAAGTAAGGTTTCCCAAGAACTTGATATAAACAAGAAAATTTATATGTTCTATGGGAAGATTGAGGACAGTCCTACTAAGATGATGGATTTCTTGAATGTATACTTCATAGAAAATAGAATGACTAAACAGGCAACTGAAAGCATGAGTAAGGAAACCCTACAGGCAGAGATTGGTAAAATTATCAATGAGGATAGGGATGGATTCCTGAAAATAATGTCAGACCCTGATTATGAAATGAAGATATTTGTGTTAAAAGGAATAAAGGCTGGAGCAATAATTAAGGAAGGATTTTCATACAAGATTACTGG